GCAGTTTAAAGTTATTTTATACTCAAACTTTGATCGTGTAGATCGCCGATTAATTTCATGAGTTTTTCTATGATTTTACTGTTACGCAGGGTCTTGTATACCAGGTTCTCAATACCGTATTCTCCGGTCTGTTTTAGGCCTAATTTGCGGTAATTTCGTAGCATTTTTAATACTTTCCGGCCGGTTTCGAGGTCGTTTGATTCGATGGCTTTACCTATGACTGTCTGCCATATTTTGCTCATTCTCACAATTTCTTCGGTATCAATTTCTTCGGGTTGGCTTTCAGGTTTTACCTTCCAACCGCCCTGTCCCAAACTATATGTAGCACTGACTGCGGGGAAGTTTGCGTCTTCGATGTAGACTTCTATAGGAACACCGTGGATGCTGATATCGTATTGTTTCTTATAGAGCAAGCGTTTAGTATCAAACAACTCTGCGGCTTCACGATCGCAGTCCACAGTATTGAAGTCCACAATGATGTGCAGATCTAAATCGCTGTGTTTGGTATAGTAATAGCCCAGTTGACTGCCTGTGAGCACAAGATCTTTGACCTTAAAAGGCACTTCAACATATTCAACAAAGTCTCGGGCTATCTTTAACAGGGCCATTTTAACTTCTGGTCGTAGTTCTTCACCCTGCCATAACAGCGGGTTAAGTTCGTTGTGTTGTTCAAAACCTAGATCTAACTCAAGTATACGCATAGATAGATATTTATCGATTAAATATGTTATATGATTGAACAGAATTACCGAGGCTACTTATTAGCCGCTCATCCTAAAAGACCTGACCCACATCTACGTAAAGGAGTCATGTTAGTACTCGATCACGACAATGCAGGTGCTATAGGATTACAGATTAACAAACCTTTCAGCAGTAATGTTAGCTTTGATACAGTGATGCAAAATGTAGGCTTGCCTACTACCATAGATCAACCGTTGTACAATGGTGGTCCAGAATCTTCAAATAGAATACATGTGATACATAGTTTAGATTGGTATACTTCCAATACAACCAAACTCACTGATCAGATTGGAGTAAGCAACGATATCAGTGTGTTGGCCGCTATATCAGATGGACAAGGTCCGGATTACTTTAGGGTAGTAGCAGGATACACTAGATGGTTACCAGGACACCTAGAAGGAGAGATCCTCGGAGAAGAACCTTGGAACATTAATCATACTTGGACTTATGTACCCGCTGAGATCGATACCTTATTCAGCCAAGACAACATAGATCAATGGCATACGGTTATCTCCGAAAGTGGACGTATGCAAGTATCTACTTGGTTTTAATCACGTTCGCTGTTTAGTCCTGCTAACATATCCCTAATTGCAGTAGCTTTCGGAGCATCGACTCTGGTCTTGCTCAAATCAAATCCTTCTTTAGGACTTGCCCGCTCCCAACCAGCACTGCTAGATCCGCCGCTGTCAGATGCGGTATTAATAGCACTGGTACGCTTTAGTCCTGCGTACACACTACTACCTCCCCCATTATTCTGACGTTGTTGGTTAAAGCTACCTTCTTGTTCATCCTCACCTAGGTCAGTAATACGCAGTGTTTCCACATTAAACTCTAAGTCAACTTTTTGTCCAACACCACTACTACTACGTGTCTTCATAAACTGGATTTGATAGCGTCCGCGTTCCTTCATAGCACGACTAGTAAAGATACCAATCACATTATCTGCTGTCATAATCTTTGATAAGCCACCTGAAATATGACTGTGATCAAACTCAATTTCTTCAACTGCTGAACGATTCAACTGAGATGCAGTTACAGTAATACATTGTGTTTCCATGGCTAAGTTACGAATCTCTTCCGATACATACTTGTCCTTGACAAACAAGTCACTGGGGCTAACTTTAACGCTCAATGGCATCATCAAGTCCAGATAGTCAATTAGAATAACGTCAGGCTTGCAACCTTTCTTGACTTGATACTCTTTTAGATATGCACGAATGTCGTTACAGTTTTTACCACTTGGCATATACTTAACTTGTAAGTGTCCTGCTTTCTTGCCCAGCATTTTAACCTTGAGCTCAACATCGTCAATGCTCTTAAACACTTCACGAGTACTAATACCTGTCATCATAGAGTCTAAACGCATAGACACTAGGCCTTCAGCCAATTCAAATGTAAGATACAATACATTAAGTCCTGCAAGTGCCCAGTTCACACCCATGTTGGCTAAGAACAAACTCTTACCACCACCTGATCCTGCACAGAAGATATTCAACTCACCGCGGTTAAAACCACCATAAAGTTTCTTATCAATGCTGGGCCATCCTGTGCTAATCTGCCCGTTGCCATCTTTAAGTTTATTAAGACGAGCCCTAGGATCTTCAAAGTAATCTGTGCCCATGTCCTTGTTTAGACTGATCTGAATAGCATCCTTGATCAGCTTTTCGACTGGTCCATAGTCACCTGCTTCTAACAAGTCACTGGAATCAATGATAGCTCGTTCTAATCCTTTGTGACGACTAAACTGCTCAAACTCATTCATTAGCCATTCGTAATTTTCTTTGGGCAATTGTACAGGATTTAAATCTGATCCTGTACTGGCATTGACAATTGTTGCCTCGGGCATGACCTTGTATTCATCTACATACTTGTTAATGAATGTAGCAATATCTTGTAGTCGTTGATCAAAGTTTAGTGGATCAAAAATGTTTTGACAGCGTACAAATGTTTCCGCATCGCTCATGAACATTTCGAGATACAGTCGTTGAATGTCGTAGTTGTAATTTGGTTTAGGTGCTTTTTCTTTAGTCATCTTTTAGTGCTTCTAGTTTTTTCTTCATTAGATTTATTTTTATCTCTCCTGACACTCTATAGTGCAAGATTGTGGTTAGAACATAGAGTCTGCCATATTTTTTAACAGCATCCGCAACGTCTTTGATGTCATCGCTCCACGGCGGTGAACTGGCACTCCAACCATTGTCTATTGCAGCCTTGAGCATTTTAGCTCCGGGTCTATCTTTATCGGGTACTACAATTACTTCTCTAGCTAAAGCATTTATCCTAGCTACCTGAGCTTCGTTAGGTTCATTGGTCATAATAGCTACACCGTCTATAGCAATAGCATCAAACTGACCTTCAGTGACAATGACAAACTTTCTATTGTAGTCCTGTGCATCTACGTTAAACACATAACCACTTTGACTATCAGTTAGATACTTTGGTTTACCATCAGTAATTTTACGCCCTGTGTACCCCACCACTTTACCGTCTTGATAAAAAGGAATCAACACTCTATCTACATAACCTGGAGCAGGACTCCACATCCAGTTATACCATTCTAGTTCCATGCCTCGGCCTAGAATGTATTCTACTATTTTACCTATGTCTCCTGCTATGTCTGGCAAGTATGCGGTATTGATCCAATCCATTACAGACATTGTGCCCTCGGGCAATGGTTTTTCTAGTAGTGTTAGGTTAAGTGCTTTCTTAAGTACTGGCTGATCATCTTTGATCTTCATGGTAGCCAGATTAAGTTTTCCTATATCCATCTCACTCATTCCAATCCATTGGAATAAGTTTCTTGTATTCTTGCTTAATAGTTTACCTGGCGTCCAGCCTGCGGCAAATCCGCAATTAAAGCAATGATAAACAAATCCGTCTTTTTCTATCTTGACGCCGCCACGAAGTCGGTCATCTCGACGCTCACCCCTATGAGAACAACAGGGCGCATTGAAACTAGTCCAACCACCAGATGTCAGTTTTCTTTTTGGAGGCAGTAATGCTAATAATGCAGATTGTATATCATTCACATATACAGTTTAACTTCTGTAGAGGATTTTGTCAAGTGTTCCGGAGAACGCAGTATTCCTATTGTCCACATCGGTGGGGCCTTTGGCAGGAACGTGTTTAATTCGAATATATGAATATACTCCATTAAAATTAGCATAGCCAATTCCAGTATAACCATTATAGGTTAAGGTACTGACCACAGAATAGTTTTCACTGCTATCTGGGGTGTTGTCCAATGTAGCTTCAACGTAAACGGTGCCTTTGTAAGCTGTCATATAAACGGCCACAGTATGTAATGCTGAGTTTCCGTTAAATGCTGGATCTGCATAAAGGTTACCGCTGAAATTTTCATACAGGCTAATTCCATCATTCCATACTGGATTGAATGTAGTAACTGAAACGCTGTCCTTGAGCACTGGATTTACATCGTTACTTAAATGCAGGGTTCCAGCCATACCATAATAAGTATTTGAATATGCAGGAGTGTAACTACCATCAGTGTCTAATAGCTTAACGCTGTATTGATAGCTAGATCTATCTAGATCCAGAGTATCGCTTTCGTTAAGAGTTAATAGGGCAAGACCGCGTGTAGCAGTAGTACCAAGATCCAAAACGTCTAATTCTTTCTCTACTATTAATCGTTGGTTAACAGCATCAAACATACTGAATACAAATGTTTGGGTATTATGAATTGTAACCTTTTTCTGGTCGCTGTTTTTAAACTGGACTCGAACTTGGTTCTTAATCCCTTTTTGTATTTTCAAGTCTCGTTGATACATAACCTGGTTGACTCCCCTAGTAGTTGCG